GGCAGGACAGCTTATAATAGACATAACCGAAGGAAAAATGTCTTGGGCTAAATATAATAAATTTATGAAACAACTAGATTTTTTTGAAAATCCTGAAATAAAAGGACAGATAAAAGGAGGTGTACAAAGAGGAGTATCAGAAAATTTATTAGCAGACAATGGAAAACTATTAACAAAACTTTTAAAGAATCCTACCGGAATAGAAACACTTAAAAAACTTTTTGATTCTTCTGATAATTTAAAATATTTTGGAGCAATAGAAGATTTAGCTAAAAAAATGGGAGGAGCATCTGAAGGACCAAAAAGTCATTTAGTACACAACTTAATGGTAGCACGATTAGGTGAAGGATTAACAAAGAGTAAAACATTTGGACCTTCTATAGGTATTGGTTTAGTAGAGACTGCTGTTAATAGTAAATATTTTAGAACTCGTATGGCACACGCTTGGAAGAACAATAAAGGGCGTTTAGATACAGGAACTAGAAATCAACTTGAAAAAAGATTAGGTTTTAGTAGGGTAGAGGTTAATCAATTACAAGACACAATGTGGGGTATGACAGGAGCAGGATTTATGTTTGGTGGTTTATCTGAAATAGATATGATTGCAGACCCTGTAGAAAGAAGAATTGAAGAAATTAAAGCGGGGTATAGCTGGTAATGAACGTAAAAAAAATGTTTAGTGACGTTATTGGAAATACGCAAGAAAAATTAATAGGTGAAAATGTTCGTGCTATCTTAACTAAATATCCAGATGCTAAACAAGATTTAGTACAGCATTATGTAGCTTCAAAACTAATGTCAAGAACAATAGGACCTGTGGCTAGTTTAGGAGTTGGCCTATTTAAAGAAGCAATAGATGGTATCGGGCAAAAAATAGGTGCAGGAACCAAAGGAAGATCCGCAGGTTTTTCTGTAGATGATTTAGGAGCAAACTGGGCAGGAGTTACTCGAATGGATGTAGACAAGGCATATAAAAAAGGTATGTTTACACACACCGAAACAGCCGCAAATATGATTGGTGGTCAAGGTGTGCCTAAAGAAGTTTTAAAAAAAATAATAAAAAAAGTTAATTAATGGCTCGTCCTTTCGGTAAAAGACATAAGGGCATCGTCTATATTTAGATACCCTACTTCTTTGTCAATCCAATTTCTCCCTTTGAACTCTGTGTTCTGAGGGAGTTTTTTTGTGTGCCACTTAAAGTCATAACCTTCTTTTTCATTTTCCATATTAGCAGGGTCAAAGACATAAACAATTTGGTTTACTGGTGAACCACTTGAATCATCAGGCATAGATACTGCATACCAAAATTCAAAATTGTTTTCTTCTGCAAACTTTTTATTCCAATCATACTTTATTTTTTCAATAATAGTATCAGGGTAGTGTTTATTCCTGCATTTAATTTCTAGCATAATACCGTGATCTTTATCAAAAGCATCATATCTAGAAAACTTATCGTTCATCGGTTCAAAGTTATACTGCAAACCGTTAAGTGCTTTTATAACTTTTGATTCATTCATACTAACCATCCTTTCCTTAAAGCCTCTAACCAAATAACTACATACACCATACATCCTGCAGTAGTTGCTGTTAATATAAACATAAGTATGTCTCTAAGTATAATACTAAACCAAGAATATCCTTTCACATTATTCCCCTAAGTTAATTATAATTAATTGAATTGTTAAAATAATAAATATAGTTTCTATCATTCTGTTCTCCATCCCGCACACATATTAGAATCAAAAGGTTTACAGATTAACTGCTCCTCAATTATTGTTGATAAATCTTTAGGACTGTCGTCAACAAGCACAAGCCCTACGCCTACTAGTATTATTATTAATAAGTTCATTCTACATCCCTCTCTTCTTCTACTAGGTCAACTAACTCACATACACTACCAGTACAAGCTAATGTCTTAGTGCCTACTGTCATATCTGTAAGTTCATACTCACTAATTAAATCCCAGTTAACAGACTTAGGCATCTTCTTAGCCAGTTCTGTGTACTCTGCTTTAGTACAGTCTTCATATGGTGCTTGTTGGTATGAGTGATCAGAGTGTGGTAAAAAAGAGACACCTGAAACTTCATCAAAGTGTTTGTATACCCACGCTCCTACTTCCATCCACTCGTGCTCTCTAACACTTATAGTCACACTAGGCTTATGCTCACAATAGTATCTTTGATAAGTAAGCCATAGCTCTAGCTGTTGTAAAGCGGTCCTGTCATTCCTAAGTATAGCTCCTTCAGGTGCTTTCATAGGGAAGGTAAAGACCTTAACACTATTAGGTTTCATTACATCAGCTTCACAAGGTATGCCTTGGTCTTCCATAAGCTGTGCTATTGGGTCTTTAGCATCTGCTCTAACTCTACGTAGGTAGTAATCGTTGTGTCTAGTATGTATACCACTAGCACTATCAACTAACTGACTGACTGTACCACTAGGTTTAATAGCAGTAGTAGCAGTAGATTGATTGATACCCATTAGTTCAGCCCAATGTTTATTTGTTGCTACTGTTTCTTTACGTAAGTCAGATAAGAAGTCAGGTAGATTACGTTTACCATAGTGTCCTCTATCTGTATTGCTACCGTTCATAAAGCTATTATCCATAATACCAGTAAGAGATACACCAAGTAATGCTTCTTCTTCTGTATTGTGTAGCCACTTAGGGCGCAAGCGTTTAAAGTTAGTTAGTGATGATTGAAATGTACCAAGTATAGTAGCTAGTCTAACCTTACGAAGTATATCCTTCTGTGTGTCTTCTGCTCTTACTACTACTTCGGTTAGATTACAGAACTGCCCATCTCTCAGTAGTATTTCACTACAAGGATTACATCCAAAGTCGTGGTTAGTATCACGTCTTCCATTCTTAGCTACTTGCTTAACTGCGGCCTCTCTATTAAAGATACCACGCTCACCAGACTTAGACTCGTACAAGGATGTCCATTCTTTCATAAAAATACCAATGTCAGGCTTCTCTGTGTAGCATACACTGTTGTTACTCAGTGCCATCTCAGGTGTGACTGACCACCACTGACCAGACTTAGCACCACGCATACGCTCGTCAGTTAGATTAGATAGAGACATAAGAGCTGACCTACGTACACCACCAACTACAACTACTTCTGCAATCTTACACATCATTCTATGGCACTCGTAGCTAGTCAGCTTACGACCACCTGCTTCCTTAAAGATGTTAGTAGAAAAGTTAAACAAATCAAGTAAAGGCTCAGGACCACTGGCTCTACCACCAAAGGTGGCAAGTCTAGCACCTTTAACTCTGACATTAGAAAAGTCCCACTTAGGCATCTCACCATCATACAAGTAAGTAATTAACTTACGGAACGCAGACTGCCATCCTTCTTTAGAATCCTGTACTACTATCACATCTTCAACGTCTACCATTTCTGCAGGTACTTCAGGTAGCTTGTTGACGAACTGTCTCTCAACACTAAAGCCTACACCTGTGCCGTGCATCAAGACAAATAGACACTCATCAAATGCTTTAGGGTGGTCTACGCTAAGATAAGCACAGTTATAACCTGCTATGTGATTCTTAGCTAGAGCAGGACCTGCAGTCATCAAAGCTCTCATACTAGGCATTACTTCTAAGTTAAGCACAGCATCCTCAAGTATCTTCCTAGTCTTTGGATCTAGTTTTTCTGTGACTTCCCCTAACTTAGTATTTTCTATAAGGTGTGTTTCCATAAAATCAAAGTAGCGAGCGACAGTTTCTTTCCAAGTCTCTCTTCTTTTCTTTTCAGGTAGCCATCTTGCGTATCTGCTTAAGGCTATAAAGTTTTGGTAATCATTTGGTAATGTGTTCATTCGTCCTCCATTGGGTCGATTTCAATGTTAAGCATTTTGTCGCCATTGTCATCTAAGTAAGTGTTGTAGTGTAGTCTTCCTTCTCTGTGCATTTGTACAGCATCCATTATACCTCTGTCATAACATTTATTTCCGTGTTGCCATAATAAGAATGCACCTATTATTAATAATGCTAATATTAAAAGTATAAAACTTTCAGTCGCTATAGTCATCATCATCATCGTCTTCAAACTCCTCTCGTTTATCTATCAGTTTATCTTCAAACTCGTGTAGTAAGTCTTCAGTTGTTATATCTAAGACCTCACAAATAGTACAGGGGTCTATTCCATCTTGTATTATTAGCTCTTTAAGTTCATTCAGAGTTAGAGCCATACTGTCCCCCTTCGTGCTCTATAAGTTTATTTAAAAACCATTGAGCCTTTTTTAAATCCTCAACTCCATTCTTGTCTCTCCACCTAAATAAATATTTACAAATACTGGCGGTAAGATAATCCATATCTTGGTCTAGAATAAAATCTATACATTCTATATTACCCTTTTTATAATGGTTAGGATTTATGTTATCTTGGTCCATTCTTTTAACTCCTTTATCTGTTTTGTTGAAAATATAGTAATGTCATTCTTATTACACCATTGAGTATAAGTTATTTTATTACCTTTAGCAACCTTAGCTTCAGGGCGGGGCATTAGAAATATTAACTCTTTGCCTTCAAAACGCATCTGTTCAGCAATTGATTTATACTTCTGTCTATCCCCGCTCCTAAAAAACCCTTTGACTTCAATAAAGAACTTACCTTTAACAAAATCAGGGGTGTAGTTCTTGCGAATAGTATAGGCTACTCGACAAGGCTCGTATTTCCAGTCACTCCCTAATGCCACAGAGCATTCTTTTTCTAGCTTACTTCTGAATTTTAATGCCATCAGCATCAACCTCCAATACATCAGGTTCTCTAGCAACATAAGTTAGGTATCTAGGACCAGTAGAATATATAAATGTTCTTAGTCCTGCGTCTTTCCAACACTCACGCTTGTAAGCACAATAACTACAACCTACAGGCAATTTCATATTCCCTGATTTACCATCAGGTATATGTCCATAACATCTCGTAGGAGGGCTCTCAGATTTAACTACTCTCTTTATGTTCTTAATTCTTTCAGTTATAGAAAAGAAGTTTAACTTAGACCAATACCATTGAGATTCATCAGCCATATCATACTTAAGATATGTCAGGTGTCCGTTGGTCTTATCCATAACTAACCAACCTACATCTGTTGTATTCTCAGAATGGGCATAACCTTTGATTTGATCTATGTATCCAAATGGATCATCATTGATTAGTGATCCGTCTTTAAATTTCTTAAAGCCATAAGGTGACGCTGACTTAACATCTGTCAATACACCATCAA